CCTACAATGTATTCTCTCTGTGAGAATTTATCTCTTGTTGATGAGAACCTTACTGCAGAGTTTACTATGCCATTTGATGTTGCACCAGTTGGATCTGCAAAATCATCAAATCTAATCTTGAACCCTGCAAACTCATACATGTTACTGTAGTAGTTTTCAACACTATCTATAGTCATATTCTGCCAATCAGATAGTTTACGGTTGAAACTATATCTATCTCTCATGTAGAATATCTCTTGACCTTTACCTGCATAATTTGGAGCAACGTATCCATGTTGCATGTATCTAAGTGCATCAAGATTAATCTGATCAGAATCAAGTCCATCGTAAGTAGGAGCAAAGAAAGAAGTTCTTATTGCACCAACTGCTTCACCCTCTGCATCCATTGACATACTTGCAGTTCCAAAAACATTGAAGTTTGGATTGATATATGGAATTGATGTTAGCGTAGTAATATTCAATGCAGGTTCTGCTTCAAGAACAACTGCAGCGCCTAAGTAAAACCCTGACGGATGAACATAGTTTCTATACATCGCCTCCCACTCTAGAAGTGGAATTGGGCCTTTTATCAATGTAGAAAATACCTGATAGAGTCTACCATCTTGTATTCTCTTTGCATCTTCTGTACCAACTGTAGATTCACCCACAACAAATAAACTTTCTTTTGGATGAAAAATTTCTACAGTTTCATTAAAAAATGCACGAAAGAAACCATGGATAGAATATTCAGAACCCTTAACTCTGAAAAAGTTACCAAAGTTTCTTATAACTTCTCTTGGTGTTGTAAACTGACCATTCGATATACCTAAACCAATCTCATCAAAAAGTAAATCTAGATATGATAACTTAGTATCCTCGATGTCTCTAATGGTTTGCAATTCTTCAATGATACCACCAAAGTTATCTGCAGAGTCTAGAAACTCATAGTAAGCATCCAAGAAGGTGATGAGCATAGGATAGTCAGAACGAAAATGTTCTGGTAATACCTCATCAACTAGACTTTTTCTTACGTTTACGTCATGTCGATCAAAATGTCTTAATGTTTGTGCAAAACCAGTGTGAGCCATTATCCTACCGTAAGTTTAGTATCTTGTCTATCTAGTGATGCAGTTGAGAAAGATATTGATGGATCTAGTCTTAAAACATAGTTACGTAAAGGTTTTACAACACTTTCATTCAATGGTACTGCAGAAACCTTAATAAACTCAGAACCACCAATAAATGCCTGTGGTGCAAATCCTACAATATTAACTTTACCCTTTGTTGGAAGATATTCTCCAACGTTATCTAATAGAACGTCACCGTCAATATTTTGTATCTGTAATCTTTGAGAGTTTAGTTTATTTCTGATTAATGCAATAGTTCCATCGTATTCAAATACACTAGAAATAATTGTGTATGAAAAATCATCAGGGCCTTTTAATTGCATTGGGAACTGTAACTCAAAGTTTCTTTCTGTACCAATTGTTGGATTAAATCTAAGTTGTGCTTTGACATCACATTTACTTGACAAGATAGCAGGATCAAGAGCATCAACCTCTGTTAAAAGATTACTTCGTCTAAATGTTCTGTCAAACTTGTTTAGATTGTCATTGAAATATTTTACCATAAAGTTATAGACTGCACTTTCTGTCGCCGCAAGACTGAAACCTGTAAGTGCAGGATCAAAGTTAAAACTTAATGTGAGTTCGAGGAATAGATCTACAGGATCAGTATACTTTGTTGTCATAGAAACAACTGCGAGATTATCAGTAAAGTTTGTAATAATATCAGCCTTTACTTTATCTTTTACACTATCTGCAGTGCCAGTCGCAAAGTTTAATGAGACATAAACAGATCCATAGTCACGAGGAATATTCTGATCTCCTGACCAGACGTTACAATCTGTAACATCTGTGAAGTTACTTAGAATCATACCTTTGTAGTCTAATGATGTAACAAGTCTTGCTTGTTGTGCGTATGCGATAGGTGCAAGTTGACGAATACTGTCAATTGTTTGTCTGTCTGAACCACCTGTAGATTCTGTTACGGTTGTACATATCACAGGATAGTTTACATTTTGAATAGTGATTTCACTGTTTGGTGTAAACACAGTTCCGTTATCTGCAACTCCACCTTTTGTTTGTAAGTAACTCACAACAATCTTATTGCCTGGATCTGGTTTTTTACCAAACGATACACCGTCACCAAAGTTTAATTCATAGTTTCCATTTGGTGCTTCTCTAATACTGAAAACTCTACTGTTCTTGTCAATTGTGATTGCTTCTTTTAGAGGAATGTATGTATTAAAATTAGTTGATGTGGCAGTATCATAAACTAATACATTTGCAGTGGCGGTGTCTATTGCATTATCTGGAATAACAAAGATTTGTCTCTCTTCATTTTCACCTGACAAAAATGTTTTAGTTTTTGCAACACCTTCAAATATTGGAATATCTCTGGAACCTGTAGATGTTTTGAATTCATAGTTACCTGTACCATCATCTTTAGCGAAGTAAGACTCTTGAGTTTGGAATGTGTAAGATATACCATCAATAGAGGATGCAAATGTAAACGAATCTGCAAGTTGTATTTGAGGTGGTCTGTTTGCAACACCTGCGAGATTAACACTCAAGTTAACTACTGCTTTAGATGTTTTCATAGATCTCACTTCATAACCTAAAGTCTCAGCATGAGATACAATAGAAGATCTTAACTGTGCAGTATTAAGAAAAGACTCGTTGATTGCAAAGTTAGCAGTCAAACCATTCAAGTGTGTATTATATGCTAACACGTCTAATATGTTATTGATACCAGCTGCATCAAAATCATAATCCGCGAACTCTGATTTTTGTTTGAAATAATTTTTTAGTGATTCTTTTATATTCGCAAAATCTAGTTCTGACGATTTAATAACTGTTGCGACCATCTATCTTAACCTCGCTAACGATACATCTACTGTAACGATTTCCCTTGTGTTTACAACTTGAAACTCTATAGTTGCATCTATTGAATTTTGATCTGGTTTTAATTTTACACTAACTGACAACACTCGTGCACGTGGTTCATAATTTACTATGGTGTCGTTTATAATGTTTTGTACATATTCTGGATCAAAGTCCGTGTCTAATGAAAATAAAGCACTACCAAGATTAGATCCATAATTTGCATCAAATGGTTTTTCACCTCTAGAAGTCAATAAAAGATTCTTCACAGCCTGTTTCACTGCCGCTGCATCTGTCTTTTTGTAGATATCACCTGCAGGTTTTGCAGTAAATGATAAATCTACATCTTTGTAGGCGACATTACGAGAACTGATAATCGATGTATCAAGTGTTCTATCTTCTATCGAAAAAGCACGTGCCATATAAACCCCTAATTAATTACCACTATTTATAACGTTTAGTGATGACCTACATCCTCAGTTTTCTTTATTTGTTCCAATATTTCCAAAAGTTCACCTTTAGTTTGTGTATAATTGTTATATCTTGTTTCTAATTGATTTAAATATCTCATGTTCCAGTCTGCGTTTACAGGAGGCATTTCAATAATTATCTGTGCATTTAGACTATTATCTGGTGCATAAGAATCATAATCAAGTATTAGTTTATTATAATTAACATAGTCTTTACAGAAGGCAGCAATGTCAAATGTCTTATCTACGTCTATGTTACCGCCTCTGTTACGTACTTCATAGACCACTACTTGTCCTCTTGTTGCAAGAAAGTTAAGACTGTTTGTATCTAAGGTTTCTCCCTCTTGTTTTTTATAGAGACCTTCTGCCACAACCAATCTGTGTTTATTGTCTTTCTCCAGATGTTCTTGAACTGTTAACATAAACTCTGCATGTGCATAAAGGTTTCTTGCAATCTTTAATCTTTCTGTATCATCTGTTACGTGTTCTAATGTAACAGGATCTCCATGACCACCTAGAAACTTTGCGAGAGTTATACCTCTAGCCAGTTTTGTTTTACTATTGATCTTACCGTATTTGACAAATTGTAATTCTGGGTTGTACAATTGATTTGGTATCAATGTCCTTGTAACAATAACGTTAGATTGATTTGCAATTCTTTCAGGAAACACTTGTTCGTTTCCTAGTATTTTACCAGAAGGAAGTTTAGATGTTCCTTCAGAACTTAACACTCTACCAATAGTAAATAGTTCTGGTTTCTGTTGAACATATGTTGGTGATAAAATACCCTCTGAAATGGCACGACCAACAAATTTTTGATTACGAGATGTATTTGGATCTCTCAACTTACTACGAACCATCTCAGTTGTCAATCCATATTTTGAAACACCACCATAAGAATTAGATTTTACAATGGTGTCTTTCATCACATCGCCTGGATCTATCTTTACATTTCTAATACCTAAATTTGAATTATTTAAATAATCGTCCATAGTTGCAGATGTTGGGCCTGGTGGGTTTACTGAACCCCGAACAGTTGTATCAGTTGCAGTATTGTCTGCAGTATAACCTTGGGCAGATCCTGTATCCCCGCCAGGATCTGTGTCTGCGTAGTTTTGAGAGTTTGTAACGTCTGCAGTAATGGATCTAACAGCTGTACCTTGAAGATCTCCATGAAAGGCAGGTGCGGTAACTCCATCAGTATATGTAGCAGATGTTCCATAATAGTTCTTTGCGTAATAGATCACATTGTCTCCGCCTATTACTCCTGTGGTTGCGATTGCGGATAAATCAGTTGCAGCAATATTGATACTCTTTGATGTAAAGTTCATATCGTTAGGTGCAGTCATTGTAATGTTGTCACCAACATATTGTGCAAGTTTCGCACCAATACGTTCCGTCTGATTGCCCTTTACAATTAAATTATTATCTGACAATACTGTATCAGTGTTTGATCCTGCAGTGAACGAAGAGTTATTACCCGAAACAGTTTCCACTTTGTTTTCATGAACCGTTGTAGAAGATCCGCCATATACTTCTTCTTTCTTATCACCATGTACAGTTAGATTATAATCACCACCTACATCGACATCCATATCACCAGTAACATGAAGTCTTAAGTTACCAAGGTAATGGATATCACCGTCACCTTCTACCAAGATTTTTTGATCACCGCCTGTGATATGAATAGTGTTGTGTCGAGATGATACAACAACCGTACCATCAGATCGCATCTCAACACCAGATCCAGTCTTATGTTTCCACAACAGTCTTTCATTGTTTGGTGTATCATCTACTTCTGTCACATGACCAGAAATAGTTTCTCTTACCTGATTCAAAGGATACTGTGATGTACCATTTTCTCTTAAGTCTAAATTTAGGTTTGTAGATCCCCCACCAATATACAATTCATTTTGTTTTAAACCTCTTGAAGCAAGGTTAGTAGAAGCAATATTATCATATTCTTTTCTGGGGTAGTTATTAGAAGGATCTTTGAATCCATCTTTTTCTACGACTTCACTCTCGTCTACGAGTTTATCAATATCGTCTGCCATTATACTTCCTTAAAGGTTCGTGATTGTTTATCATATCGTAAACCATTTTTCAATGCTTCGGATTTATGATATAGATTAGATGTCAATGTTTGATCTATAGATTTGTCCAGTGTAGATGCAGCGTTATTGGACTTACCTGATCCGTCAAGTTCAATAGATTTTCTCACTTGATCTGCTTTCTGTCTCTGTTCATCTATGACCTTTAGATTTTGAGCTGCATAGTCTTTTGCAATTGCATCAAAATTTACAGGAGTTGCAGTTGCAACTTTTACTGTTTCGTTTATATTTGGTTTCTTATTATCTTTTTGTGGTACAACAATGTCTTCTGGTTCCCTATCTGCAAGTTCAGATGCAGTAGGTATGTCTTTGATAGGTTTGTCTCCAAATGTGGAACTCTTACCAAACTTTCTTGCCGTGTAAGTTCTTACATCAAATCCAGGCGCATCGTCTGCTTCTAGAGGTGCAAGATCATTTAAACCAATGATCTCTCCGCCTGGGAAAACATTTATGAAGGCTTTTATTATTTCATTTAAAGATTCCCACAGTTTTGCAGTAGGTGGATTATCTGGGGATGAGTTTATGGTGACAAACAAACACTTCTCATATATTTTGTTTCTCTCTTTCGGATACTTCAAAGATATGATTGGGTTACGTGCAGGCACAACTTTTTTTACTGTACCACTTTGGTGGACATAGAAGTGACTTTGAAAACCAAACTGTTGAGGTCTAGAGTTTATAGTATCGATTCCATACTTCTCTGTATGTTTTCTTACAATAGTATCATGAATTTTATCAACAGTATATGTATCATAACCATACTTTAGATTAGACCAAGAGATGATTAGGTTAGTGATTTCTCTTTGATCATTTGCAAACTTCATCTCTGCTTCTATGTGATCGTAGGTTTGAAGAGACTTGAAATCATAAGTTCCTCCAACGTTTGTTCCTCTACTGTTCGCACCTGCCCACTTACCATCGTCTAATCCGACTTGATATGTAATCCTATCATTTGGTGGTTCATCTTCTGGATTTGTTATGACCTTAGATAGATTCGATGTTCCTCCACTTTTTATGATGGGTGGTGGTACTACTTTACCACCATTCTCATTTGTAAGTTTCACACC